TCAGAGGGAATGATCTTTGGAGTCCAAAAGCAGGAGAACACTGGCTTTTTTTAGGATTTCGATATCCCTGTCTTTCTGTCTAAGCAGGGCTTTGAGTTCCTGGATTTGTTTTTGGTCGGTGGTAATGGCCTTTGTGCCAGCTAGTGTCGAGCCTGCACGTTCTTTTCTGACCTGTTCGACCCAACGGCGCAAGGCAGTAGGGCCGATATCGAAGTTGGCACAGACCTCAAGAATGGGCTGGTCTTCATCAAGCACCATGCTTGCTACACATTGAGCTTGAACTCGCTGGAGTAGGACTTTCGCATCATCATGCACACCTCAGATTTGGGCGCCATCATAGCGCCCTATTGATGTGTCCAATTTCATTAGGCCAGTTCATGATGGCTCCTTAATTTTCTAAGTGGAGCTTCATCTATGATCAAACCAACACCCAACCCACCGGACACCGATCCGGCATCGCCCTACGAATCGCTCGATTCGAAAAAATTCCATGAAGCGGCCGAACGCGCACTCGACCATTACCTCAACCCGGGTGCCCAAATCATGGCCAGTACTAACGAACCCGAACCGATGTTCCTCGCCAACCCCAAGTACGACACCGAATCCCTGCTGGCCAACGCCAGCGAATCATTGGGCTCGGCAACCACGATGCTCAGTAATTTTGCGGCGTTGTTGGAGAATTCGCACCGCAAGACGCTGCTGGGGATTACGCAGGTGGTGATGTTGGGGGAATTGGCGGTGAATCAGGCGTTGGATAAGGTTGAGTTGAAGGAGTAAATGCGGGCCTCTGTGGCGGGGTACTGGTTCTTCGCCACAGAGGTGGATGTAGTGAAATCACCGGGTAGTTTTGCGCGGGTTTTGCGCAGACACAAAAAAGCCGATCTATCTGATCGGCTTAAGTGTCTGATTTTACTCAGAAAATATGGTCGGGACGGAGTGATTCGAACACTCGACCCCTAGCACCCCATACTTGAAAATGGGCGTAATCCCCAGCATTTGTTGAGTCTTCTACTGGCGCTCGCTGCAAACGGTGCCGTACAGAGCCAAACCAACATTAGCGAATCCCCGAAAAAGTCCCCGCACCTTTTCGGCCCCTCTTCGGCGTCCTGCCGACTGTATAAATCAAACCTCCCTGCGCCACACGATTGCGAATACAGGCAGCTTTCGACTTTTTCCAGCGTACTACCGCATCTTCGTTCCGATCCTTCGGTCCATTTTGCAGCGGACCTCAAACTCCATGATGCGAACATTGGTAGCACCAATCGCCGGATCAAAACGGAGCAGACTGGAAAATCCAGTAGGGCTTCTCGCAGAGAATGAAAACGTACCACCGCCAGCATGCAACGGTATGCCGCCTGAAAATCCCTCGGAAAAAGAATTTACACCTGTGGGTAGATAAAATATCTGGGCGAGGTCTTGGTGGTCGATGTCATAGGCGCCGTTTACCTCAAGTTCAGTACAGTTACTCAGTAGAGTGTCATGCTCAAGTGACATTATTAGCATAGGGTCATTTTTCGATACTATCGACACGCCGCTAGCATCAGAAGCTGCAATAGATGAATTTTTGAAATCAATTAAATCAATGCGGCTGGTCATGCGAAAAATAGGAGCTGGCTTGTTGGTGCCGAGAGGAACGGGCCTGGCATTTATTAGACGTGTATAAGAAGCTCCAGCCTCCTTACTCATGTAAAAAACCTTCAGCATGTTCATCGCAGGGTGTAGATCGCTACATTCAAAAGACGACCCAGCATCTAGACCATCTTGAATACACTTGAATATAGACTCTCGCACAGCCATTGTTTTTTTGTAGAAATCGGCATGCGATGCAATTGGCGTATACAAAATCATAAATACCACTACAGCCAAACTCGCCGACGAAGCTAATAGACGAGACGCACCAGCATGCAGCCTAAAGGAAAATCGAAGCGAGGCAAAAACCACAAGCCACGGCCACAAAATAGTAATCCAAAAAAAATGGAATCTACCATACCCATAGATAAATATATCAATAGGTGCCTGGACAAAATCAGGCCTGAGATTCGTTCTTCCAGCGGAGACTATCATTAAATACAAAAACGATACGCCATATAGACAGAGGTAAACAAAAGCCGGCTTAATATCTTTATTAGATTCTCTATCAGCAATTAATTTAAATAGTGCAATACCGGCAAGGGCCGTAGCGAGGACCATCACCGCTATCGATCCAGTCATTGATATCTCAGGCTGCTCAGATGGAAGCATCAGAGAGCGAGCCACCTTGCCAAACATGAAATACCAAAAATCAGATTCCCACGGATAGGCCATCGAAGCATCAGGTCTGTGCGTTCCGTGCTGGATGGCTACTATTACCCATAGTTGTGCAAATACTGTTATAGCTGTCGGTAATAACAACAAACCAGCGCACAACTTAATCCGATGAGTCAGATTGTCTTTTGAGAGAGCCACGAACAAGATAAAACCAATCAGAAGAGAAAGATTTGCAAATGCACCACTTGTATATGAAAAGCCAGAAATGAAGGCCAATATGACAATAGAGCCACCAGCAACCCATCTATTAAAATCAGATATTGCCAGACTCAAAATACCCAGCGAACAGACGAGAGGTATCGCCTGATGGTAAGCCATGTTCTGCCACCCCCAGTATGAGTCGGGCTGAAGCATCAATAGGGTTGTTGAAAATGCAATGGCTCTTAGGGCGTGACTTTGTACGCACCTAGTTAAAAGTTTCCACTGTAAATATAGAATTCCACCCACAATGCAAAATAAAGATATTGCCTGATAGGCCACACTGTTCCCATCAAGAAACCTAAATGCTAACCCATCGAGAAATAACCCAACAGAATAGTATGTATCATTAGCCGGCTGACTTATATAATCAAAATCAATACGGCCAGCGCTACCGGTTTCATATTGTCGCATATCGTCTAAAAACGGCAGGTCTATACCGTAGGAAAGCCATGAAACTATATTAATCAAGAAGCTAGCAAGAGGGATTAACACAAGAATCATGCAAATTATGCGATATATCACACTGCATAATTCATCTCGCTTCAAGCTTGCAGCCTCACGACCAAGATAAGTCTTACGCACAAACTGTCATCCCTGTTATTTTTTATTATGCCTATTGGCATTTCTTGAAAAAGCCGGCGGCGATCATACACCGCCGCATGCGCGATATATACCAATCATCTCCTACTTTAATAATCCTTCATATGCCTGTTCGCAGGTCATGCCCCGGCTTCTGGCTTGGTCAGCAGTTGCAGCCAGATCGCCCGCTCGCTTGTCTGCGCGCTTGAGCACGTCGGCAAGCACCATTGCGGCGCGGGTAGCTGCCTTGCTTGCGGCGGCAGTGCAGGAATTGCCGCTGCCTTGACTGGCTGCGAGTCGAGCGGCAAGGTTGTCGGCTGCTCCGCGCAGGCTGTCAGAAGAAGCGCGAGCGGCAACAGCATCAGCCGTCGCTTGATCAATGATGCGTTGGCCATCTTGAACCGCCTTGTTGATTGATTGTTGGTAGGCCTCTTTGGTGTGCTCGGCGGCCTCGTTGAGTTCCTTCGCCTGGGCGTCCCGGGTGTCGCGGTCGTTCCACTCGGCCTGCCACTTTTCGTCAGTGACGGTCACGCCATGGTGGTAGGCGCCGAACAGCGCGGCCGCAACAAGGAGGACGGCGGCTATATAAGGAAGGATCCGCAGCCAGATCGAGGTCATGCCAGCACCTCCGTGGCTTTCTTCCACAGCGCCAACCGGTCATCCTGGCCATTGAGGCCGCCGTTGATGCGCCGAGTAATGCGCTCGAAGTCGCCCGCATCGGCCAAGGTGTTCAGCCCCTTCGTCGACCAGAACCATGCGGCTGACATGCAGGCGTATTGCGGCTCCTCTAGCAGCTCTGGCTGGTTCACCAGGTCCACGCCCAGCGCCTCGCCGCACGCCGCATAGTTCGCTCGTCCGGTGACCTGAATCAGGCCACGGCCGCGATACTTGAAACCGTCACCTGCCGCGGTATTACCCAGGTCTTTTCGACCTTCGTACCCACGCTGTGCAGGCGTTGGCCCCCAAATCTCACGAACGTAGACCAACTGGCCGGACTCATGACCGATCTGGGCGATGAAAGCGGCGACACGTTTGGTGCCGACAATCTGGTACCGCTGCATGGCTGTGTTTAGGACAGGTGCAAAAACGCCGGCTCTTTGGCCGGCGTTCGGGAGGATCTGCAGCAACCGCTGCGATGTAATAGGCATGCCACATCCCTCTATTGGTTTAGACGGGGCTAGGCGATACGGGCCATTTAGGATTGGGAAGGCTTACATCGACTGCCTGAAGCGCTCGGTAGTACGACTGCCATGCCTTGGCCGTCAAAGTCTCCTGATCAGTTGCATCGCCGAGCTGAAGTGAGATAAGTACGGGCGCCATTGCCTGGACCGCCTTGGTGGCCAGGTAGGCCTGAGTGTTTAAATTTGCATCCATGATCTCTTCAGGGGTCGGCACATGCTCAACTGGTGCTGAAAACGTGACCCCGTCGAAGGTCCAGCCCAATTGCGGCATAGGGTCAAAACCGGTGATCTCGTGCATCATTTCAACGTAGCTGGGGGGATACCTTTCCTCGATTGGGATGTATTGACCAATACGACTTGGATCACCCTCCACCCAATCGCCGGATTCTCCGGTATATGTCGCAGAGTCGATAAACTCAACGTAAATGCCGCTTCGTACTCGTGCGTAAATTTTCATTATGCGTATTCCCAGACAATCGCTAAACCACCAGAGCCAGCGCCAGATGCTCGCACCGACCCACCGTTGTTGTTTGAGCCGCCGCCACCGCCAGCACCAAATCCATTGGCATTTAGCCCGCTTGCGGAGCCTGTGACAGATCCACCGCCAGCCCCGAAGGCTGACATGCCGCCGGTTCCAGAGGCCATGTTTGTGCTTGTGAATGCAATCCCTGAACCACCCTGACCACCATCTTGCGAAACGATGGTGCCACCAGAGGCGCTGCCACCAAGTCCGCCAAGGGCAAGAATTGGGTAAGTGCCGGTCGCGGTAAAAATCGCTCCGCCGACGCCACCGCCAGCAACTAACGTCCCACCAAAACTGGTTGTGCCACCGCCGACGCCTGCCGAAGATGACTGCGCCCCGCCGGCGCCGATAACTACAGAAGCACCTGAAAAACCGCTGGTAAGTCTGCCTTTGGTGTAGCCACCAGCACCGCCGCCGCTGCCCAGCGAGACTTGTCCAGCCGCAGTCGTGCCTGCGCCACCTCCTGACGCACCGCCACCAACAAGCTCCACGACAACCGCCGTTGTCCCAGGAGTGGGGGTGTAGGTTGAAGTGCCGGTAATAAATCTCTGAACACCGATCAGCCGCCCAGTTGCCTGGCCGAGCTGCATTGCATGTTGGCTTTGAGTAGCTGGCGCGACCTGTAACGCTCCCCCGGAACTGTCGATCAGAATCCAGGATCCGCTACCAATCGAACTGTTGTACTGCACCCAGACGTCGCTGTTGACGACGATTTCGCCACCTTGAAGCGCGCTGTGCCCGAAGCCAACAAGGGGTTTCGCGCCCAGGCCGTTTGGATTGAACGTGCAGGCACCGGTATTGGCTACAGATGCCTTGTACTTGAGCACCATGCCATCAGTGAGCGCGGTAATCGGCGGGTTGAATGCCGCAGTGTGCGCGTTCGCCGTGCCACCATCGGCGGCATAGGTTCCGCTTCCGATCTGCGATAGGCCATTGATGGCCAGTTCCAGGTTGGTTAGCAGCGTGGCGGTCGTACCGTCGTCGACGGCATTCTGCCCCGATCGGTTAGCGATGAACTGCCCGATGACGGCTGCAGCAATGGATGATTGGCGCCAGGCCTTGTTCAGTTGCGCAGAGTTCGCGGTACCGGCCGAGAAACCGTTGAGGCGAGCCGTGAGAGCCAGGTAGTCCGCTTGGGACATCACATTAGCGCCCACGGCAGAGCCGAACGGCAAGAAGTCATTCGTTGGCATAAAAACCCCGAGTTATGAGTAGACTTTCCCCCAGCTTCCTTGGTCGAAGCCAGCGATGTATTGGTTGGTGACGTCGAACCCGAACAGCGGACCGTCAGTAGTTGGTGCGATGTAATAAAGGACGCCGACACTTTGCGGCTTGATGGGGATATAGCCGCCAGTGAGCAGCGCGAGTTCGATAGCACTTGGCGCTTTGCCGGCAACACCAACGGTGATGGTCATGTCCTGGTTGTCCTGGATGAACACCAGAGAATCACCACTGAACACCGAGTCCAGAATCTCTTTCGACTGTTCGAGCGTGCCATCCCAATGATTGGCACCAATCTTGGTCTTGAGCAATGTCCGATAGGTTTCGTTGTCGAGCGTGGTAATCCCCGTATCAGGATCGAAGGACCCCTTCCATGTGCCTTGGTCGAATCCGAGACCAGGCGTATCCAATGAAAAATAGACGCCGCTAAGGGCTACGGGAATGTTCCGCGATACTCCCACCCACAACCCGACGTCATCCAGCTGAGCATCCACCGCCGAATCAAGGTCGAAGTCTTCAGGAAAGCCAGCCGTCACCAGATTCACATCGACAAAGCACTGAGCGACTGCTTCAACCATCGCCATAAACTTTGGCTTGTCGGAATACTGGCTAGTGATCTTCCCGGTGTAGTCCGTGATATCCACCATGTCAGGTCACCGTTAGGACGACGCTCGCAGGCGTACAGGAGGCTGCTTGATTGAATGCCAGCGGCACGTCTGGAGTGCCAGCACCGCCAGGCCCTGAAAGGGATAGAGCTGTCAGCTTGAATGTGGTGCTGCCCGGAACACTATTGGCAGCGGTGAGCGCATCACCCCATTCGACTGTGCCGCTCGGGCCGCCGCCAATAGCAACCTGATTCACGTAATCGGACGTGTCTTGCTGAATGTCAGCCCCGGTCGCCGTGGTGTAACCGGTGAGCGCCTTGATCGAGACCGCTGCCGTAATGGCGCGGTAGGTCGGCCGGAAGAAGTTGATGGTGATCGGGTTGCCATAGGCGTCCGGTACCGTGACTGAGGTTGTCCCGTAGGTGCCACCGCCAGGGCCTTTCTTGGCCGCAATGGCCATGGCGATCTCAGTCGCATCGCCACCCTCTACCACCATGGCCAGGCTGTTACCCGGGATGCCGTTGGCGTCGGTGACATTGGTGTCGTTGTCGTAGGCCACGTATCGGGTAACGCCGGCAACGCTGGCCACCGCTCCGATGGTTCCCTCCAGCACTGTCCTCGAAGGAAGCGCAGTCGATGTCTTCTGGCGCTTGCGCAATGCGGCGTCGGTCTCGACAGGTGCCCCCGGCGTAGATACCCCGGCATTGGTCACACTTTGCCAGCCACGGGTGGGCGTTGCGATTTGGTTGATCTGGTTGATGCCAGCCGACACCGCGCCGATCGTCTGGCATGTCGCCGTAACGATGATCACGCCTGCGGGCGGGATAGTCACCACTTCGGGAAGCGCCCACCGGTTGTTGCTCTGGTCCAGCGCAACGCCATTGTTGATCACGGTGCCGGCTTGGCCTACGACGGTTAGGTCGTCTTGCGAATTGGTCGGTACGCCGCGAGCAATGCCGTTAATTTTCACGTTGCTGGACAATGCCGCCTTCTGCGCGGTGGCCGGCGAATACGAGAGATATGAGCCAATCGCGGAGGCGTTGGCATCACTGATGGCCAGGGCGATTACCGAAAGGAACTGACCGTCCTGCGAATCGGCCTCAAGGTAGGTGTCAGCGCCGTAAATGGATCGGTATTTCGACTGGAGGTAGGCCAAGACATCGGCATAAGTCGGCGCCGTGATCCCGGTTGGAGTGATCGTCGCAGCAGTTGGAGAGGCCATTTAGAGTGTCTCGCTGATGGTCGTCTGCCCGTAATCCGTGGTGACGGTCACCGTCGGCGTGAATGTTCGGGTGTTGGGATCGACGCGGCTGTCGTAGCTGTCGATCTGGGTCAGGCCCGGCGTGCCAAGGATTCGCTTTTGAACGGCGCCGTCACGGGTCGCCGCGGTGCGCTCACCCAGCACTTCGGTGCTCCATGGCATGCCCTCGGTTTTATCGAGGAACCACTCGCCCTGATCAAGCTTTAGCCGGGTGCTCACGGCTTGAGCCACTGCATCGGGAGAGTCGCGGTGGAAGTCGGCCTGCTGGTTTCCGAAGGTGTAGTCGCCATTGGCGTCGAGCTTTCGGTATCTCATATGACAGGCACCCCGCTCGTTCCGCTGCCTGGCGTTACAGCGCTGGTTCTGTGATTTTGCAGACTGATCGTTCCGGCCTTAACGTCTCCGGTTGTGTCGACCTTGCCGTTGACCTGCACGTCACCATTGATTGTCACGCCGCCTGGTGCTGTAAGCGTGATGGCGTGGCTTGTCGGATTAACCTCAACGAAGGCTGCCCCATCATCACTACGCAGCTGAGTTGCCGTGGTGCTAATGCCGTGGATCACCCGAGGCTGCGAGCGAAAGCCCAGCAGGGCAAAGCCGTCAGACAAGTCGTGCATGCGCAGCTCTGGTTGAGCCTGAATGCCGCCCGATTGCCACCACGCGTCAATGCAGCGAGACGAGAACACCACCAGACATTCGTCGCCGGCCTTCACTGGAAAGGTCAGCGTGCATCCGCCGCCCGCCGGGAACTGCACAGGGCAATCCACCAGCAGAGGTAGTTCGGTACCGGTCAGAGCCCCGGCTTCATCACGCACCTGAACGCAGCGGATCAGCGGATTGATGAGCTGCTGGCGGAAATTGCAACAGTGCGACAAGGCCCGTGCAAGATGATCGTCGGGGACGAACTGCCATGACCAAGCGACCAACAGTCCGAACCACCACCGGTGCGACGGTGACCCTAACGATCGAGATCTCAAACATTGGAAGCTGGGGACCGGATTGCAAGATCGATCAGGTTTATCACCAGGCCCGAGAAGAGGCGATCGGCCGAATCAATCGCGCATTCAAGGACGACCAACGAGGCGTCCGGATTCTTGGGCCGGTAGTCGTCAAGGCGATAACAACTGATGTCGAGCTGCGCGGGTAAGCCTGCCGCAACAGGAGTACATCTGTACTCCACCATTCTGTAACTCCCTCCCCCTTCAAAGTCAGCCGCTATAGCGGCAAGGACAGGTATTGCCGTGAGCATTATCGACGACGTCATGACAGACAAAATAACTCTGCACGGCTTGGGCTTTGTGCAAATTCAGCTCCAAGGCAAGCAGCGATTGCACGTCTGGCATCCTGATTTGCCACGGCGTACATGCTTCGAACACTCGGCAATTCACAATCATCGCTTTGATTTCGATTCTCTGGTTCTGGTCGGCACCCAAATCAATGTCGAATTCGCCGAATTGCCGCCGGCCGCTGCATGTTTCAAACGCGCAACTCATGAGCTTTACATCCACGAAGGCGCCAGAAGCGCTCGCGGCGGCCGACCATGGGTGCGTAATGGCCCTGTCGAGATGCTGCAAACCAGCCGACAGGCCATTGCCGCTGGATCGTCGTATCGCATGAGGGCCTACGATTTCCACCAGACCGAACCAGGCGGTGACGGAAAAGTCGCGACGATCCTGAAAAAGGGCTGGGAGGGGCAGCAAGGTGCGCAATCCAGTTGTGTCATAGGCGTGGAGCCCGACGGTGACTTCGACCGATACCAGTGGTCTCCGGCCCAGCTCTGGGAGATTGTCGCTGATGTGATGCTCGGTCAGCAGGTGACGCCATGAGCCGCAGCGGATATAGCGACGATTGCGGCGGGTGGGGCCTGATCTGCTGGCGTGGAGCAGTGAGGTCTGCGCTCAAAGGCAAGCGCGGGCAGGCGTTTCTGCTTGAGCTGCGAGACGCGATGGATGCGATGCCTGATAAGCGGCTTGTGACAGACACCCTAGAAGCTGATGGCCAGTTCTGCACTCTGGGCGTCATCGGTGCCAAGCGCGGTCTCGACATGGAGAGCATTGACTCGCACTGCCGAGAAAGCGTGTCGCAGGCTTTCGGTATCGCCGAGGCGATGGCCGCCGAAATCGTGTTCGAAAATGACGAACACCCTGGCCATTACGAAAACGACAGCGAGGGACGCGGCCGATGGGTCGCTGAATCCCCGGAGCGCCGCTGGCACCGGATGCGGACATGGGTCGAGTCGAACATCAAGCAGGTGACCCCATGATCGCCCTCGCCTGGTTCGCCTACGTGTATTGCTACAGGGGGAGGAAGCCATGACCCACGTTCCAAAAGGCGGCATGTGCGCCACCTGCGTCCACGCCCACCGCAATTGCAGCCACCTTCCATTCAGCACCATGCCGGCGCTCGCCCGGGACGCCCAGACCGTGATCGTCCGCTGCACTGACTTCCAGCGCCGCAAGTAACCCCTCTTCCACCTACCAGCCTGCCGGTGAACGGTGGTTACTTATTCCTCTGTATCCATCCAACCAACAATAAAGTGGCCCCCGAGACGAATAAGCCAAAAGCCAGGTAACCGACACCGTCTCCCCTGAGTAAACGGTTCAGGCAAACGCCGAGTCCAACGATCGCCATTGTAGCCCCTATGACAAACATGGGACTTCGAAACGCCTTATCCATCATCGCCTCCAGCTCGAGATTTTTTCCATTAAACCATAAGCCTGCCGGTGAACGGCGGGGAGGATTCCCCATGGCGAACGCAACCGCGGCCAAGGTCAGCAGCATCCCGCCGAGATTCATCCGATTTATGGATGCCCCCGGCTATCTCGGCATGTGCCGGGATGAATTCAACAAAACGGTCAGGCCGAATGTGCGTGAATTCCCCATCGGGAAACAGGGCGTAGCGTTTGATCGAATCGAGCTTGATCAGTGGGCTGACGCCTACATCGAGAGCAAGTCGATTGAAAAGGTAGCCAATCAGGACAACAATCGCCCTCGCAGCGAGCGCCAGGGTGAAGCCAAAGGAGGCAAACCATGGCAAGAAAAGCTATATCCGGTCTCTACCAGAAAGGTGAGGTCTGGCAAATCGACAAAGTGTTTCGAGGTCAGCGACTTCGAGAGAGCACTGGAACTGGTGACAGGCAAGAAGCCGAGCAGTACCTGATTCACCGGCTGGAACAGCTTCGACAGCAGAAGGTATACGGCGTACGCCGCACCAGAACCTGGGAAGAGGCAGCAACAAGGTTCCTGATCGAGAGCAAGGATCAGCCATCGATCAAGCTGACAGCGCATCACCTGAAGCAGCTGCACCCGTACCTCAAGGATCTGCCATTGACGCATATCGATGATCAGGCACTTGAGCCGTTCATTAAGGATCGTTTGAAGGGGATGGTGTTACCAGGCGGGAAGCAGCTAAATCCGGCAGCGCCTCGCACGATCAATATCTCAATCGAGCGGGTGATTCGGGTTCTTTCGCTTTGTGCAAGGAAGTGGCGGGATGAAGAGCGCAGGCCCTGGCTTGATTCTGTGCCAATGCTGGCCAAGCTGGACCTGAAGAAGAAGGTTCGCGAGCCCTACCCTATGACGTGGGATGAGCAATCGATCCTTTTCGCAGAGTTGCCGGCGCACCTGCAAACGATGGCGCTGTTCAAGGTGAACACCGGCACGCGGGAGCAGGAGGTCTGCAAATTGAGGTGGGATTGGGAGATCGCCGTGCCAGAACTTGGCACCAGCGTATTCCTGATACCGTCCGATTTTGGCGGCAGGAACGAGCGATCAGGTGTGAAGAACGGCGATGAGCGGCTGGTCGTGCTGAATAGCGTGGCCAAGTCGATCATCGACAAGCAGCGCGGTCAGAGCAAGGACTGGGTGTTCCCGTACAACGGTACAGCGATGCACCGGATGAACGACACGGCCTGGAAGAAAGCGCGGGTGAGAGCGGCGAAACTCTGGCAGGAGGAAAACCTTCGCCCCGCTCACCCTGGGTATGCATCCATCAGGGTGCACGATTTGAAACATACGTTTGGTCGTCGCCTTCGGGCGGCAGGTGTCACACAGGAAGATCGAAAGGCCTTGCTGGGACACAAGAACGGCAGCATCACCAGTCACTATTCGGGCGCGGAGCTCGGGCATCTGATTGAAGCTGCAAATATGGTATCAGCAACTGACTCGCGGGGGCCGGTGCTGACGATCTTGAAGAGGAAAACTGGATGAAGTCCCGAAAAACTCCCCACCAATGAAAAAGCCCAACTGGCTAGAGTTGGGCTAAGTCATTGAAAAATATGGTCGGGACGGAGTGATTCGAACACTCGACCCCTAGCACCCCATGCCATTATTTTACGGATCTCAGTGGACGAATAGAGACGTCAAAAGATGGCTCACACCTAGATAAATAAAGGGCTTCAGACTATAGTTCACGTCTATGAAGATCCATGAATGCCTACCGACAGCCGGCGATTCTGTTTACCCCTTTGTTTACCCCTGAGACCAGCATGACCAGATACCCCAAAGCCGGCAAAGGCGGAGAGTGGAAAGTAAAAGAACTGCAAGCTATCCCTGCTGACTGGAAAGGCGACACCATCAGCGACGGAGGTGGGCTATCCGGCGAGGTACGCGTAAAAGCAGACGGCTCTATCAGCATCCGCTTTAAATACGCATTCCGCTGGAATGGGAAGGTAGCGTGGCATCAGTGCGGTACGTTCCCTGACACCGGGATCGCCAACATCCGTACCGAACGCGACCGGGCACGCCAGAAAGTGGCCGAAGGCATCAACCCTTCCGTCGAGAAGAAGGCGAACAGGATCAAAGAGCAAGCAGCCAACGAGGCTGTCATTGCTGAGGCCGAACGCAAGGCCACTGAGAATTTGACGGTGGCCGACCTCTTCGACGAGTGGCTAAAAGATGGTGTAGCCAGACAGGATGGTAATGCAGAGCTGAGGCGCAGCTTCGGTAAGAACGTGCTGCCCTTCATTGGCGAGATAGCGTTGCGAGATTTGACAGAGAAGGATTTGCTCACAGTGCTACGAGCTTTACGAGCACGCGGCCTGAACCGGGGCGTGGTCATCCTGAACAATGACATGGGTCAGATGCTGCGCTGGGCGGAAAAGCGGAAGCCATGGCGCGGCTTGATGGTGGACGGCAACCCCGCTGACTTGGTGGAAGTGGAAAAACTGCTCGACCACGACTATCAGGAACAGCGCGACCGGGTACTGTCTGCTGATGAAATAAGGGAGTTGCGCGACATTTTCGAGCGTATGGAATGCGACTATGCCGCCCTGCCGGCTGGTCAAAAGTATTCCGGCGTGCGACCCCTGGAACGAAAAGCCCAGCTCGCATTGTGGATATGTCTGAGCACCCTCTGCCGCATTGGAGAATTATTAAAAGGTGAGTGGCAACACGTCGATCTAGAAAATGGCACGTGGCTCCTCCCAGCCGAAAACACCAAAGGGCGCCGGGGCAAGCGGCAAGACCACCATATCTTTCTTTCCGCCTTCGCACTGCGTCAGTTCAAGGAGTTGCATGCCCTGACCGGCGAGTCCTCGTACCTGTTCCCCGCCACCAACAACACCGGTCATGTTGACCTCAAAAGCATTTCCAAACGTGTGGGCGACCGGCAAGAGAAATTCAAGAACCGTAGCAAGCCACTATCCGGCCGCCGGCATGACAACACGCTGGTGTTGAACCATGGCACCAAAGGTGGATGGACGCCGCACGACTTGCGCCGCACGGGTGCGACAATGATGCAGGAGCTTGGCGTTACCTTGGATATTATCGACCGCTGTCAAAATCACCTAATGGGGGGCTCCAAAGTACGCCGTCATTATCTGCATCACGACTACGCCAACGAAAAGCGAAACGCCTGGTGTTTACTTGGGGAACGGTTAGAAATCCTGACCAATACTGATGCCGAAAACGTGGTGCCAATCAAGCGGGCCTTACCACGTAACGATTAATCTTTCAAGTCCACCCCCTACCTGCATGCCCGGATCCAAGCATTTCCAAGGCCAGCTACTACGCTTTAAGCAGCAGCCGAGGAGCCTTGAAATGTCCGAGCCAAATAGCCTTGAGAAATGGCGAGATAGACATCGTCCCAAGTTGGAAAATGTCCTTGCGAACGCCCGTGCAAAAACCCTAACCGAAGAGGACATCCAATGGGCCTTGGAGGCGGTCAGAAGAGTGCTAGAGCCAGGAAAACCCGGCCGGCCTCGAAAAAAGCTTCATGACTTGAGGAGCGACACTAACCTCGAAGCGGCTGTGCTTGAGGTTGAGACACTCCACAGCCAAGGCGAGTCGTATGAAACTGCGCGTGAACAAGTTGGTAGACAGCGAGGATACAGCCCGAGCCACTTGGAAAAGCGTGCCGTGATGGCACAAATCCCCATGCTCCTTGCCGTCGCTTTTGGGCCAATTTCCGATATATCCATGCGTCTACAACGGCTTGCCCCGAGACTCACCCAACGATCCTCAGACGAGTAACACGAAATCCCCCCCAATTTTGTACGTCGTCAAATCCCAATATGTGGCATTGAATACATAGCGAACCCTCTATAGAGCACCACTCAGTGCCAAGGAGTTTGCTATGGACGTCGGCAACAAAAGCAGGAAAACCATCAAGGGCAGCAGTGTCGCGGTACTGGAGGCTGAAGAGCAGCGCACCGTAGGCGGCGACCGCAAAGTCGAGCTTAAGGTCAACGACTATTTGCAGGTTGCCAGCAGCAGTCATACTCGTGTCGCACAAACCGTTGTGGTCGAGGCGGGCCAGCAGGTGCACCTCAAGGAAGGAGCACATGTGATCCTTGATGCGGGGGCCGGCCTCACCTTGAAAGGCGATGGTCAGCATATCGTGATCGGCCTAGGGGGGATTTTCAGCAGCGTGCCGATTGTTCAGGGAGGCGCGCCCGTGACGGATGATCCCGCCCCATCCTCATCAACCACCAACCCCCGTCGCATCCTGCGCCTACCTGAAGTGATGGCTACCGTGGGCTTCGGGCGCGCCCACATCTACAACCTGATGGCCGAGGGGAAATTTCCGAAAGCGAAGCGCATCAGTTTGAGGGCGGTCGGCTGGGACTCTCGGCTAATTGATGAGTTCGTTGCGCAACAACTGGAGGGCTGAAAAATGCCTTACCAGAAACGACAAAGCCCGGCTGCAACCGGGCTCTATCAAAAACACACTAAACACCCCCAAATTACCACTACTGGCGACGACTGCCCAGTCAATGCATTTTGGAATGCAATGACAGATGTATTTGGGCGAGAAATTCCCCCTCCGCTAGCTGATGGGAAGCCTCATCGCTTCCATGTACCTGGCGACCGTTCCGGCACCCGCAATGGCTGGTATGTGTTGCACATAGGTATCATCGCCTGGGGCCGCTTCGGCACTTGGAAAGCCGATGAGATTCATCGCTGGAACAGCCGAGCACCTGCGAACCCGCTGGAGAGACACCTAATTCGCCAGCAGCACATGCATGCAAAACTGCTGCACGAGGCCAAACTGCACCGGTGCCAAGAACAAGCTGCTGAGAAGGCCAACCGTTGGTGGCGGCAGGCACGCCATGCTACCCCAAACCATCCCTATCTGATCCGGAAAGGCATCAAGCCGCATAACGCTCGTCAGCGTGGGAGCGAATTGCTAATTCCGCTGTACTTCGAAGGCAATCTGGTCAGCTTGCAGCGCATCAAACCGAATGGCGAAAAGCGATTCCTTCGTGGCGGCATGGTTAAGGGCTGCTACTCGCCCCTCGGCAAAGTAACCCCTGGAGAGCCTCTATACATCTGCGAAGGTTGGGCAACTGGAGTGACTATCCACGAGGAGACCGGGCACGCAGTAGCCTGCGCGATGGATTGCGGGAACCTGCTGGCCGTGGGCGAGCACTTACGCCAGCGCTATCCCGAAGCTGTGCTGATCTTTGCTGGCGACGACGACCGCAAGACTGAAGGCAATCCTGGCAGGATGGCAGCAACCAAGGCCGCCGCCGCGCTCGGCTGCAAACTGATGTTTCCTGACTGGCCGGACGATGCCCCCCCGGAGTTGACCGACTTCAACGATTTTCGGCAATGGAGAGCGGATAAATGAATCAGGAGAAAAAAACTGTCTCATCGCTCAAAAAAATGATTGAAGAACCGCTGGAATATCACACGAACGGGAGTGAGTTCCCATCTATCGACGATTTTCCACCTAGTGAGTATCACGTTAGTTTCGACCGGTCGCTCAATCCGGCGGACCAGGCCATTGAGGAACTGAATCGTAACCATGCATTAGTTCTTGTAGGCCCCAAGGCACTTGTATTGCGCGAGACGACTGGATGTAGAGGGCAACACGAAATTCAATTTTTAAGCATGGCCGATATGAGGACGTATTTTGCAAATTTCCGTGTCCCCATTGGAGCCGATGGTAATAAAAAAATGGCGCAAGTAGCTGACCTGTGGCTGAAATCGGCCCACCGCCGAACGTATGCAGGTGTCACCTTTGCGCCAAACGAACAGGTACCAGAGCATTTCTACAATCTGTGGCAAGGCTATACCGTACAACCGCTTGAAGCGTCACTATTGGGGTGCGGTCTGAAGTGCCGCCGCCTGCTCAGCCATATGAAATACAATCTCTGTCGTGGCAGTCGCGAACTGTTCCGTTATCTGCTGGCATGGCTGGCCGATATGTTCAACAACCCAAACGTTAAACCTGGAGTAGCCTTGGTGATGCGCGGACCGCGTGGCACCGGTAAATCTAAGCTGGGCGAAACAGTGCGCTATCTGCTCGGCAGGCATGCGATAAAGATTTCACATTCACGGCACTTGGTAGGCAATTTCAACCGGCATCTCGCAGACAAGTTGCTAATAGTGGCTGAGGAGTCGTTCTGGAGCGGAGATCGTGCAGCAATTGGACCACTGCAAGACCTCATAACGTCCGAAACACAGATCATCGAGGCGAAAGGCGTTGACCCAATCGAAATGCCAAGCGTAAGCCGCATCATGCTCATCACAAACGACGATTGGGCCGTGCCGGCGGCTTCCGACGAACGTCGATACTTCGTATTGGACGTGGGAGATCGGCGGGCGCAAGACCATGCCTATTTCGCGGCAATAGACAACCAAATGAAATCGCACAGCGGACTCGGATATCGGGCATTGCTTGGGCTGCTGCTGCGTTTCGACTTGTCCAGCGTGAACTTACGTGCAGTACCGGAGACACCCGGCCTTAAAAACCAACGAATGCACAGCCTATCCCCTGTCAGTACTTTCCTCCTCGACTCCTTGCTGGGGCAGCATCTCGCCGGAGTCGATTGGATGCCTGGCGCCGCTGTGAAGAAGGAAATCGTTTACAAGGCTTTTATTGAGCATGCGCGAAGTCGGGGTAAAATCCACCTGCCTGGCGAAAGCGCATTCAGCCAGGAGATAATCAAAAGCCTTGGCGTCAAAACGAGGCGGGGTAAGCGACCCGCACGCCCCCGGATGTGGCTTCTCCCACGATGGGAAGATGCGGCCCGTTGCTTTGAGAAGGCGCATAAGGTCGAGGTATTTGCTCAGTGCTCCGATTGGAAGCGAATAGACGAATGAAAACGACTTGGCGCGTGTCCACTCTGAGGCCAACTCCAACCACGCAAAACTTTGTCCGAGAGGCATTGGTCCAAGTGGCCCAGGTGGACCACGCCAAATGCCTCCTCTTGCGATTCTGCGATTAGAGCAGACGAATTGGCAGGAAAATTACTTTGATTAATTTCTTACTTGGACCACTTGGACCACTTGGGTCACCTCAGCAAACTCGGACGCTAAAGGGTCCACGCTGATTTTATAACCTGGACCACCACCCACATGAGGCACGTCACCTACGTGCCACTACCCCCCCCCCGGTAAGGGTCCTTCCATCGAAACCAGCTACGCGGGTAATTCGAAGCCCGATATTCGCCGAGTCCGTAGCGCAAAACTAGTGACCAGTATCGGAGAAAATGTATGTCTGAATTAAATTCGAAGCATCGCCTTGGAATGTAGAGGTGGTACTAAACGCGAAGGTTTCCAACCCGGTCTGTATGAAAACGGATGCACCCTTTTGAAATCTGCGTTGTACGTAAAATCTGCATGTGTTGATTAATCATCTGCCTGAAATTTGCGCACGAGCGCGATTGTGCTTCTGCTTCTTCTTGTCAGACCTGCTCTAAAATATTTTCACATAGCCTGCGATCGATTGCTGTTCTTCGCGACAGGCAAAAAACAGCCAAAAGCGGTCGTTTTAGCCAGCGGAGCATTCGACGTACCGCTACTTCTGAATCCCCTTCTACTTCCGCTATTTTCCCTTCGATCGGTAGCCGATGGTCAGGACTGAAAAAAGGGGGCAGAGGCGTCTATACCGGAGCTCCAAAGACCTTATGCGCGCTTGATTCCAAGCAAATGACCAGGCATGCAAGCGATCAAAAGCCAACACCCTAGAATAATCAAAACGCCGACTGTAAATAAGCCGGCACTCAAGCTACCCGTTTCTGTTTTAATCCAACCCAGCAAAGCAGCGGCACCGAAGCCTGCGACCCCTGCGCCGACACTGCTAATAAAGGCGATCCCGGTTGCTGCTGTATTCTTGCCAAGATAAGTGGGCGGGATAGCCCAGAAAATTGACGAGGCCGAGTACACGCCTGCCGTAGCCAGGCACAACATCACAACGGTTACCGTCGCACCGAGATCAGGCAGGCTGAGCACGAAAAAGGCAACCGCCGCCGCCAGGGACGGCACTACCACATGCCAACGACGCTCCAACATGCGATCGGAGTTGAGGCCAACCAAATACATTACGATAGTTGCCGTTGCAAACGGGAGCATCATCAAAAAGCCGACTTGCTTGAGATCAGTAACCCCGGCGCTTTTAATAATCGACGGCCCCCAGATGCTGATCACTCCAGAACCTGCGCAAACTGCACAATAAACCAGGGCCAAAAGATAAACACGCGTATCGCGCAAGGCGCTAAACAAACCGGAATGCCCAGTGTGAGCCTTGGCCGCCTGATCGTTTTCCAGATCCTGACGTATCATCTCTTTTTCGGCCGGCGATAACCATTTGGCTTTTTGCGGTGAATCGTCGAGTACCCAATACACTGTCAGACCGAGCAACACCGCCGGAATTGCTTCGATGATAAACAGCGCCTGCCAGCCACGCAGACCGAGCAGCCCATCAGCCTCGTGCATAATCCAACCGGACACCAGGCCCCCAAGCAAACCAGCGGTGGCTACCGCCATTAACAGGATTGAGCTGATGCGTCCGCGCCGCGCTGCCGGGAACCAGTAGCTGAGGTACAAAACAACACCGGGGAAGAAGCCGGCTTCGGCGGCACCGAGGACAAAGCGAGCTACATACAGTTGCATTGGCGTAGTTACCAGGCACGTCATTCCTGAAGCGATACCCCAGATGATCATGATGCGGGTAAGCGTTGCACGTGCTCCGATCTTTTGCAGATACAAATTGCTTGGCACTTCGAACAATAAGTAGCTGATATAAAAGAGACCGGCGCCCAAGCCATACACCGCGTCAGAGAAACCCAAATCTTGAGTAAACTGCAACTTGGCATAGCCGATATTTGCGCGATCGATATAGTTGACGACATAACAAATAAAAAGGAACGGCAGAAGCCGGATAGTGACTTTGCGGTACACGCGATCGGCATTCACAAACTCAAGAGGTGCAGCAGCGGTCAATACAGTCAT